ATCATCATTGTATAACCTGGAATATCAGTACCTACATTCGTACCACGCCAAAACCCTACAGCAAGCCAAACAGTTCCATTTGTTGCCGCGGCATAAGCAGTTGAATAGATATAAGTAGGGTTATACGGTACTATAGGTGATGACCAAGTTTGCCCATCAGTTGAGATTGACATTGTGCCGAATGAATTACCTTCACCATCTGACCATTTTCCAACTAAGAGGTATGTCTTTGATATTGGTTCAAACGAAATACTATATATATTTACTATATTATTAAGTAAATCAGTTGGTCTTATTAGAGTTCCCCAGTTATAACCCAAACTTGTACCAGAAGCCTTACACAAACTAGCATAAGAATTGTCAGTCTCCAGCCTCCACTGTCCTCCTATAATCATTTCAGTTGGACTTAATCCAATTGTATTACCACTACTCATAGTCGTTAATACTCCAGATGGATTTACTGGTGCCAACCAATTTAACCCATCAGGTGATAAGGTTATAGATTTATTTTCTGAATTAAATATATAATTACCAACCGCAACCCATATATTACCAGTCCAGACTACGTCATTTGTAGTAGTTGCGTTTATAAGATTATTATTAATTACTTGAAATGGTGATATACCGATTACTCCCGTTGATGAAAATAGTAAGGTACTAATTATAGTACCGCTTGTATTATAATATGACCCTCCAACTACTACATTCAATCCATTCACGGCAACACAGTTTCCAATACTACGATAATTGGCATCATCAACGGGAGATACTTTACACGTCCATATTATACCATCTGGAGATGTGGCAAAAATATATGTCTTAGTAGAATCGGTAGATTTCCATCTACCAACAGCAATCCATTGCTTCGTAGATTCTATCCATGCGACGGAATTGCCAGTATTAACAGTGTCATCACCATACACTGGATTTATGTAAGTTGTTTTTACATTTATAGGATTAAAACTAGGTACCCAAGATTTGCCGTCTGTAGAATAAGAAATTGTGCTTGTTATTAGTGTTGTATAATCCTGATTAATTACAGGCCAGTATCCAACCATTACATATATTGAGCCATTATAAGCAATTCTGTTTGCCGAAGTGCTGGTATTATCATTGATGGCTATATATGGCTGTGTTATTATAGATGAGTCATCAGCAATGGCAATATATTTATTTGGGGTCGCAAAATCTCCTGTTATAAGATATTCACGTTGATTATATTCAAGACGTGTAATATCAGCTGCAATAAACGTAGAAGGTAGTGTGATACTACCCCAATTTATACCATCATAAGAATAAGCCAAGGAACTATAATTTCCAATCAAATAATATGTATCAGTATTCAAACGTTCTATTTCAGATGTAGTAAGAGCCCTATCAGATAGAACTAATGAGAAACTATTGATATTATTGGGGTTAGTGTTACTAGGTAGATTGGCAGTAAATAAATAATTACCATTCACATTCAAATCTTCAAGTTGTACCCCCATGAATTTGGCTTTGCCAAGTGGATTAATTGAAACGGGGTACGTAAAACCTACTGTCTGAGTATATGATGTCCCACTAAATTGTTTTGAGATGACATAGTTTGAATTCGCTAACTTGGCAGGCTTTCTACTATAATATGCTTTCCTCTGTATAGTGCTTATATCAGGCATATTGGCAACTAAAAAAATACGTCCTATCATCTCACCTTTCGTAGGAAGGCGTATTACAGACGACTTACCAAAATCGGGCGATGTATCAAAATCAATTCTCACCCAATTGGTGGCATAGCGTCCTGTTTTTACCATGACTGTTAAAAATGCACTGAGGCTCGGCTGTCCCTTCGGAGGTTGTAAGCGTTCATCTTGCATTCCCGTTGATACGATTTTGAGTAGACTTGCGACCATACCTCCCTATTTATTATCTGCTTCTTTCTTCATCTTTAATTCACGCTTCAGATGTACCTTACAGAAGTCCTCATTACTTAGAACCGCATTATTACATTTGTTCCCATTCTTGTACTCGGCTGCACAAATATATACATAGCTCTGTCCCCTACGCTTCTTATTTTCCATCCACCCCCTAGATGACTCGTCAAAGAAGGCGGCAGTAAATTCAGAATTTCCTGCCGACATCTTGTATATCTTTGTGTGACTATACACACACTTAGTCAAACCTTCAATTTTTAATCAATAAACAGCTTATTACATATGCCATTCTCAAAGCGGAGCCATTGGAAGGCAAATACAAACACGTGGACCTCCCACTCTGTATCTACAGAGCTATCATTGGCGCTAGTAATAGTAGGTGGCCTCACTTCTAGACTAAGCCGAAGGCTACTCAGACGACTCGCATTGATACTCCCCGTGGGATTATGTTCAGCTGGATGGTCTGCGAATGAGTAGCCATAGATAAACGACTCATATGCCACCCTACCACCCTTGTGTGCCCTAGATATATGTGAGCGAAACCACTTCTCATCTTGACTTATTATATCCATGCCATTCCCCTGAAGTTTCGCAGAGATAAGAAGGGGCTCTAAAGGTGAGAATACAGGGTCGTAATCCGATTCAAGAACTGCCGAAAAATTTACCCAGTCATTATTCTGTCTAACGGCTGATTTCCTTCTTAAGAACCACACTATCTCCTCAATAGGCTGATTTGCTTCTAAAGGCAACTGGACAGTAATACTATCTCCCCCATTCTTATTAACAACGTACTTCAAAGGCTCAGTAAAGTCAAATTGTTGAATCTCACGGAAAGGACGCTCAAACGGCTGCCGTAAGAGCATCTCTCGGTAAGGTCCATCCACAAAGATGCCATGGGTCAGAAGTTGAATACTTCTCAGCTTAGGAGCAATTACAGGAGTGCTAGTATTCAAGACAATAAGACCATAAGTGGCATACCGTAAATCATATAGACCAACACTCTTGCCCATTGGTGTATCATCCTGTGCCTTTTTTCCAGAGACGCTTCTTACAACTTGGTCAAATCGCTTCAGTGATATACGGACTCTCACAGTACCATCGCGACACGCTGTCAATGGAAAAGTAGCAGTAAGGCGCTCTCTGAGAAATGAGAAACAAAGTGGAATAGTTATCCAGTCGTCATCGGTCGGAAGTATTGAAGACCCAGTCCAAGCCTTCATCTGTGGTAATGTAACCCTACCAGTCGTATCTGATAGACCAACCTGTGTATTCAAATCTGGAAATAAAGTGCTAACTACACTACATGTATCACCAGTTATCTTCTCTAAAATTTGGTCATCTACTTCCAAGGTGGCCTCATTCAATAACGCGGTACCAAGAGAGTTTATATAGGTCCATGCGGTATTATTATTCTGAAACGAATAAATACCAGTCTCCAGGCGTTCCCTCTCCAACCTCGTAAGCCAATCTCCAACACGTACTTGAATAAAGAGCCTCTGAAGTAAGTCACCACACATTGTATTATTCAAATCAAAAATAAAGGTCTGACCAAAATCTGCCGGCCCTTTGAACGTGAATTCGCGAAATACTGTGGATAGAGGAACTGTCCGAACTCCCTCATTACGAGTAAATCTACTGACCTTCGCATTTGACGGAAAAAATGCGGAATCTTGGTCATCTCTCGTAACCAAATCTATTAATGTTGTCGCAGCCCCTCTCGGTTGCTTTGTCCCATATGCATCCTTCCCCCGTATATCCATCTACTTAGTCCCCGTGCTTCCAAATCCACCCTCACCACGCACGGTGGCGGGAAGAGAATCCACGTAGGCCACCTCGGCAATATGTCCCAGGGCAGGAGCAATAATCTGAAAGAGCCTAGTACCCTTCTCAATACAGGTTTGCTGAGAGCCCACCGATACAATTGGTGCCATTAATTCACCGCGATAGGTCTTATCAATAATTCCACGGCTATTCGCCATGATATATCCAGTCTTGTAAATGGATGAACGGGGCTCAAGTGTATAATGAGAATCCTCCTCCACGGTTACACCATCGGATGTAGTATATTTCAACATGCGTCCCTTGACTCCCAGGCGTAAAAGGCTTGCCTTGCTCAAAGGAATGTAATCCTCAGCGACCTTCAAATCATAACCGGCATTATCATCAGACAACTTCTCAAGAGTACCGACGGGGGGGTAGAATGGCTTACCCTCATCAGTTACAAGGAGTTCAAGACGATAGGTGACAGACATGGTATGCCAATTTACTAGCGGCACAAATGCTCAATTTTATGGCTTAGTAACAGGTAAAATTGATATTTCCACGTCATTACATACAACTAGTATCAAATGACGGGATATTCTATTGAGAATGAATGCACAAGGAATAATAACACAAAACTCATTCCTGATACTACGATGCCTCTGACTACAATAATCCTTGTGTCAGCATTACTATCATCAGTAATAGTGACATGTATCTTATTTAAGAATCCTATCGCA